CCTCTTGCGCCATTGATAGCCAAATCTTACCCGCCCATTTGATTGATTTAGCCATGTTAGACATGTAAATAAATGTCTGCATGTCTAGTCGATCTTGAACCAGCTCAACCGCCTTACCTGACAAGTGAGATACGATCTGCTCACCTTGCTCTTGATTACCCAGTATCTCCTTCATATCTACATCAACAATAGACAATAGAGCAGACATAGCAGGAGGGATATTAGGCACCTTGGTATACCCAATAGGGCCAGAGGGGATAGACGCTCCTGTCGCATCAGTTATAGGATTTAAAAGTTGATAAGCTGCATTAGTGATGTTGTCGTTAGCAAGTGACACCTCATGACCCGCTACTTGCTCAGGTACAAAGTAAGGTTTCTCAACTGAAGATAGAGCTGATATCTCAGCTAGCTTCGACATCTGCATGTTCTTAATGCGTTGCACGTCCTTAGCTAGTCGAACATGACCCATGCATCTCTCAATGTTGTCCACAAACCATCGCTTACCGTAAACGGGAACGATTGGGATATACTTACCAACGATGTACCCACAATCTTCCAGAATCGTATTACCATTCATGATGTACTTGTGGACCCTGCGCTCCTTGATCTTGCGAGTGGATATGAGCTTGTGTCCTGTAGCTAAAAGCGTGGGTTGAAGTTCGGGATCTGATTCAAACTCAGCCTCAGTATGAACGACCTCTTGCCCCATGAGATTCTGATACGTGTACCTCTTGGTCTTAGTCAACTCAACACAGTAATACTCAGCGACATACACAATCGATGGTGTGTACCAGTCAAATATGGTGGTGAAAAAGTACGACTTCGGCCAACTGGCTGGGTCGTCACCCCAAGTCTCTATGTAACCAGGTATAGTCATCGATGATAAGACAAATGCATGTGTCGCATCCGACTTGTCATACTTCTTAGCGTCTAAGTCGAAAAATACCGATGAGTCAGCGTCAAAGATAGGCTCGATCTTGATGTTCTGCCTCTCGTTCTCTGAGTCATACTCGTCCTCATACTCAGCTCTAAGTCTAAACGAGCCAAACCCGCCACCCACTGCCTCTTCAAAGGCGTTATCGTAAGCCTCCTCAGCATCTGAATCGTCCTCATTCGCTCGATATAGAGCTTGGCATGTGTCAGCTAACTCATCTGAAGGTGAGCCGTCCTTGGATTGAAATGCGACCGTTATCCGGTTGTTACGATACTCGTTGATAATCCGTATCACCGACAGATGGACCTTATTGATCTCAAGTTTCGGCTTGTTTTCGAATTGTTGGTAAAGAGGGCCTTCCCACTGGGCACCCGCGATTGAGTAAAAGCGTCTGTCTAGCACACATTGCTCTCTTTCCGCCCATAGTGCTGTTTGAATCCTGTCAAACCGATTGAGTGCTTCTTGATGAATATCTGCTAGTTTCTGAGATAACTCCTTTTGCTGAGGAGGAGTACGTGTTTGGTCTATGGTGGGAGTTTGATTAGGATTTTGATATGTCACCAGTAATTCCTCGCAGGTTGTGGGGTTTGATAGCTTACTTTTTTCTCTTGTATCCGTCTTGCGGCTTCAGCCGCATACCGTGTTGCGTCTATGACGTGGTTCTTTTTGTCAGGTATCTTATTCGTTATGTCACCCGTGTGAGGGCAAATCTTAAAAGCATAATTAGTGAACTCGTCAATAGTGTGAGTGCATCTTGAGTGGATAAGAATATCATACGATTTCAAAAATTCGATAGACTCTTCGATATTCGGCTTTTGAGATGGGAATATTCTAGGGTACCCATGGTTCTTCATGTAAGAAATAGTTTCTGGACGCGAGTTGTCCGCTATGATCGGGTAAAGATTCGATTCAGGAATGGTTGCAAACAGATCTGGAAGATCCACTATTTCACAATTATGTTCATATGCTTCGTAGTCGATGTAAAGCCTTTTACCGTCCACATGGGTCCGTATAAGAACCGTGGGGTCTGAGAACCCCCAATCACAACCAAAACGAAAAATCGTGGAAGGAGGAAGAGTGAAATCATCTACCCTCCAGTTTTTAAATATCCTTGCTTCAGATTTGGTGTCATACCCCCCCATCCAAATATGGTTGTATTTATCAATGTCTCTGGACTTGTCATACTCCATGGCAATCTTAAGAATCTCAGGGAACCATGGGTTATCAGAGTAGTTGACTTGCACCACACAACTACCTGGCCTTGGATCTGTCTTTAGTATTTCAATAGGGTCATTCTCTTTTTTAGGGTTCCAAGTGAATATTAACTTGGCGTTTTTTGTCCTGATCGTTGGTATCAGGAGATCTAGTGAGTTTTGTGAAATAGTTTGAGCTTCTTCCACCCACGCAATATTAACACCCTCATAGGACTTAATAGACTCGGCTGTTTGACCATGGAGACCTGCAAATTCAATAAGTGACCCATTCGTTTTATGTAAAATCTTATCGTGCTGAATAATAAAAAAATCAGAAACTTTCAACTCCTGAATTTTGATTTCTATTAGACGTTTAGACGATTGAGCTAGGGACTTGAGGACCTCTCGTAGGCACAATACAGACGTAGGTTTTAGCATACAAGCTTCTACAATATACTCAGCGACGAAGTGGGACTTACCCCCTCCCCTGCCACCATGCATTAAAAGATACGTTAAGCTTGGATCTAACAAAGGCAAAGCCCAACGTGGTGTGTTAATCTGTAGTGTGTTCGACATCTATAGTTGGCTCATCGTTATCATACGTCGATTGTGGATTCAATAATGGATCCACGATGCGACGCTCTATTACATGTACGATCGGGTTACCTTCCTGGCCGCCATGATCCACATTTACACGGTTGCCGTACTTGCTAGCTCGTAAGCGTTCTAATACCCATTTGATATTGTCAGACTTTAACCTTAATAGATTGACTGCGGCGGCATCCATGTACTTGATGTCTGTGTCTGCAATTTCGGTAAGCTGATCTGCTAGAACTTCGAGCCTATTCTCTAATGCTTCCTTATAGCGCGCCTGATACTCTGGGTTTTCAGACACTCGCTTCATTACAGCGTGACGTGTTGGATACCCATCACGCTTGCATATAGACGTTAGAGTTTTGCCCTTACTTAGCTCAGCTAATACCTCATCGAATCTGTTTGATTTCTGTTTCATAAATCAAATTATAGCGCATCTCTGTTTCATAAATCAAATTATAGCGTAACAATGTTTAACGCGATGATGATACAATGTTTTTGGATTTTGGGGACAACCACCAAAAAACCTAGCATCTATTCAGAAACTAGATCATTGGTCTATTCAGAAACTAGATCATTGGTCTATTCAGAAACTAGTCAACAACAAACCACATTGCAATTAGGATATATGTAATCATTCGAACACAAACAAACCGGCGACACTAACCAATACAATCGTCAAAAACCAAACCATACATAAATTCATTATTCACCCTCTATCCAATTCATTATTTTATCGAGTGAGTACGTTGGACAATCTCCAAACTCTAAAATCAGCTCAAACCTCATAATACCGTGCTCCTCACACATTTGAACCGCCTCACTATGTTTTATTCTCATGTCACACCTCATTAATTTGATATCCCTATTATAAATCATTTTGTTTTTTATATCAATAGTGTCAGGTTTGGAGGCAAATGTCAGGTTTGTGTCAGGTTATGTCAGATTGATGTCAGGTTCATTTTTACCGTGTAAACACACAGGAACAAAAATACAAATGTCAGATTATAATATATATATTGTATATAATTTTTTTATATATCTATTTTTAAATATATATACATACGCTAGGTGTCACTATAGAAAGTGGTCAAAAACCTGACATCCTGACATTTTAGTGCATTTCACCCTCAAAAAACTTGACACAAACTTGACACTAACTTGACACGTGTCAGGTTCATGATTTCCAAAAATGGACATAAAAAACAAAATTGTTGACATAAAAAACAAATCGCTTTATAATGTCACTATCGAATCGAAATTGATCAGCCTTCAGTGGAGACAGTTATCGGCGAGATAAATTTAAATTGAGGGTATAGGAATGAACAAACATTTAATCACTGTCAAATATCTAGGGCCAACTAACACAAGAGGAAGCAGGGTTAAGCTTACTTCCTACCGGTTTAAGGAATCAGTTACTTTGGATTATGATTACTCTTTTAACAGTCCCCTTGAACAAGCTAAGGCTCACCTAGACAATATCGGGTTCAACATCGAAGGATCGGGAGAGGCTAGCGACACAGAATACATGATCATTTCCGACACATTTAAAAGTATTAAATAGAGGGGATTTCTAACATGGCAAAAATTAAAGTAGCGAATAAAACTA